ATACTCATTATAATACTCAGTACATAACTCCAATCTCTCAACCATCTCCTGCTCCTTCGCTTCATCACGATCAAACGAAAGTACGGTGATTCTCTTCCCTGGTGCGATGTGGTCAACGCGGTGAATATCTAAGTTCTCCCACTCGTTCAGTAGTTCATTGGATGTTGTCACCATGCAATAGATTAATTCTGCCTTAGGTCGGTCGTACAATCTCATGTAAGCTCTCAACTGCCACTCATAGATTGCATCATATCCATCCTCTGCCATCACCGGAAAGGTATCCAATGACCAGGATGTTTTGATATCGATGATGGAAGTGTCAGTTACGATATCCGCTTCACCGGTCATCAGCTCGTCAACCATTCGTACGGTGTTCTTGATATATCCTTCGAATCGCACGGTGTTGAGCAGGTCAATTGAATCCTGCTCTTGACTCAATCCCTTCTCAATGTACTTGGAATTGATTTGACTGCGGTATCCGTAGAAGTTTTCCTTAGCAACTTGCTTGATGTAACTCTTTGCGGTTGCCCCCATTTCATTCTTGCCTCGGCCGTTGGTCATCAACTTGCCGATGGAGGATGGATGCCATTTCATAATTCTAATGCTTTAAGTTGTACCTCAGTCAATGACCATTTCTCAATCAATTGTTCCTTTGTGTACTTTCCTGCAGTAATCGATGCCACTGCGGATTCAAATCTCGCATTGTCAAGAGCAGGTTTAACCGGTGCGACTGCAATCGATGCTGCCTTTCCATCATCATCCACTGCCTGAAGAGATAGAAGTGATTGCAATGTTCCTCTTCGGAAGTAAGTCACCGCACTCAATACCTTTTGTGGATCAGTTATAATCGGCAAGGTCATGAATGACTCAACCATCTCACCCGAATCGATATCAATGATTCTCGTTACCACATCATTTCCAACAATTGGTTGAAGCAATATCAATCCATTCTCCAATAGAATTGGCTCGACTGCGGTGAGCAGTGCATTGATATCGGCATACGACTTTTTGAAATGTGGATTCGTAGCATTCTTTGCTACCTTTCCAATCTGCGACTTGGCAGTGTGCAACTTTTGATACAGCGTTGCGACTGTTTTTGTGTTCTTTTCCATTATTTAGCGTGTTAATTTTCAATAAAGATAATAAACTATTTTAGATTGGCAATAAAATTATCATAAAATTCGATGAAATCATCAAAAGTTCTTGAGATATAGTACACTCCTCCAGCATCTTCAATCATTTGTTGGTAAACTTTCTGCACATCCGATTGCCTATCCTTCCCATACTTCACCTCAATCTTGACTGAGCGACCTCGGATGGTTGCTGAGATATCCGCACTTCCTGGTGTTCCTGTTCCTTTGGTCCATTGTCCTCCCATCTCTACTCCATCGGTACGGTACTTTTTGCGATACACTCCCATGGTATTGATTCGCTCAGCTTGACATCCACTCATTCGAAGGAATCCGCATATGGATTTGGTGAGTGCGTTCGCTGAGTTATCTTGCCAATTAGTGAGGAATGAATCTACATATGGCATCTTCGGATACTTTGCCCTGGTGAGAGCTCGTTCCAGGTCCTTGATTCGTTCTTTGTTTTGTTTGGTCATTGTTTATCTTTTTTATGTACTCTCGTGTGACATTCTCTGCATAGTGACATTAATTCGAACATGAATTCATTCTGCCAATTGTTATATGTTATATGATGAACATCAACAGCAGGACTTTCAAGACACCCTTGACAGGTGTAATCATCTCTTTTTAATACCTTTTTTCTTATTTCTTTCCACTGTGGTGATTTCAGATACTCTTGATGCTGCTCTTTTTTATTTTCTTTTTCTTTTAGTGGTATCCAATATGCCCATTCAGTATCAATTTCACCTGCATCATTACATAGTGAAAGTGCTGATATATCCATTGATTCATATTTAAGATGAGCATAAAATAACAGGCATTTTTCACATTGAGCATAACACTCTAATCTATCCCCATTTATTTTATATGCATCAATAAAATTACCTCCACATTTTTTGCATTTATTATTTCTTATCATATCTCCTTTGCTTTATCGTTTAACTCATCCCAAATATCATCCTTTGGTTTCTCAACCTGCACTCCTGGTATACTTAATTCAAAGTATCTTCCATTGTGATTCCTTCCTTTGCTCATGATTAATCCTTTCACATTGGCGTATTCAGCTACCCACTTGAGGAATTTCCTTGATTCCAATTCTTTGTATCCATTGAATTCGGATGTGAATTGTTGCATCACTCCACTATTGTAATGGAAGATGTTGAGTGCAAGATTGCCTTCCTCAGTCCAATCATAGAAATCTTTTGATGTGGATTGGATGAATCGTTTTGCATCCGCATTGATTGAGATTGATTTGGTCAATCCATTGGAAAGAAAAGATTGAAGATTCTTAATCATGTAATTGTCAAAGCGAATCCAATCATCATCACCCCATGAGTCAAAGAGCAATCTTCCATACTCATCCAGTGGTGATCGTCTTGAATGGAAGTATTGAAAGAATTCAAGCTCATGCCTTCTCCGGTCATGTGAGCTTCCTGCTCCACTGATTACATAGTTGGTTGTGATGACAATCTTTGGTGACCTCTCGAATGGGATAAATATCTCATCCTTATTCTTGCGGTTGACTGTGATTCCTTCCGAGATGATTGAGAATAATTGCTCAAAATCAAAGTTTCTTTTCACATCATCGAATGCAAGAATCTGAGAATCCAAGTTCACTCGCTGATAAACAAAATCACTCTTTCCAGGATTGAATGCCTTTCCATCAATCTTCACGACTCTTCGGAAGTATCCGAGAGCTGCCAACATCAATGACTTCCCACTTCCCCCATTCGGATTGTCATCAATCTCTTGGTCATTGAAGATAATTGCCTTTTGGTCGGTCTTATCTTTGAAGGAATGGATGAGATACCCCAAGGTTGTTTCAAGCGACATGATTCTCACATCGTCATTGGCCGATACCTTTTTAACGAAATCCTCAAAGTCATTTGTTGAGTCCTTGATTGGTGTGAAATCACGTTGAATGATTTGATTCTCCCATATGTATCCATCCACATCGATATAGCTCATGACCTTGACATCATTCTTAGATACTTTCACCACTCCATTCTTGAATGGGATGAATGATGAATCCTTTGTATCCTGGAGCATGAAGATATCAATCGAGTCAATCATGTTCAGGTGATTCTCATTGAAAAGATATGGTGATCGTGAGCAATAATTCCAAACATTGACCTCATTCTTATCGAGAAGGTAGTTCAAAACATAATCTTTGATTTGCTCAGTGGAACTCAATCGGACTTTGTTCTCTTTCACCCTCACAAATGTCGGTCGTTCAGCATTCTCCGGATAGTATTTGTTGAATCCACTCTTCACCAGGAACTCACTATATTTGATTGGCTCAATTTGGATTCCTTTTTTTGAGTCAACCATCCAAAACACATCATCACCGGATGCAATCTCTTCCTTGATATCATCGATAATGTCATCAGCCACACCCAATTGTTTCTTGATATCATCCTTTGTGATTCCCGACTTGAGTTTTTGTTTGACCTTATAGAAGGTATCCTTATCCTCAAAGTATTTGGTTGAGAATGTCGCTTTCTTATATGCTGAATTGATGGATGTAACCATTTCACCATGATTGAAGTCAGTACCTTGACAATATTTGGTCCAAATGTATTGTTCAGTTGTTGCCTTATCGATGCCATATTCACACATGACACAAGCCAATTTGAAAACAAAGTGATTGCGACTGCCTTCCTCGAATCGACATCCATGGTCGAATCTTTCAATCAATGAGATAATCTTATCCTCATCATTCAACACGCAGGTTGGAGTACGTTCAGTGTAATTGTACCCCTCATCGGTTTCAATTCCCTCCCATACTTGACAAAACTCATTGAAGTATATTTTCGGATCGTAACTCTCAAAACAAACACGAGATACATTTGAATTCTTCACATCAAAATAGTCGGATTGGAAGTATTTACCGAATGCGGTGAATCTTCTCTTGTGTTCTAACTTATCTGATTTGGGAATACTAATCACCGCCTTCAATCCATTTCCACCTGGAGAGGTGAATACCATCATGACGTGTTTATCATCAATCAATCGAGCTCTCTCCTCATTCATTTTTGTTTTGGAAGGATATTGGTCAAAATCCAATACGCATAATCCCGAATGCTCAACCAATGAATTGTCATTCCTTTCGGAGAATATCCCATTGAACATTATTGCATTCAAGGATGACTTCAATCGGTCGTGTTCAGAATCACTTTTATCAAGTGAACGGATTTTTGTTATTTTGGAAATCAATTCAGCATTTCCAACTTTGATGCGTTGATATATGTCATGAATTGTGAGCTCATACGGTGTATCTTTTGAGCTAAAAAGATTCTTAAATACTGATACTTTCAACTTACTGCATTTAAAGTGAAAAATCCCCTTGGATGTTCGTGAATGCAGCACTACTAATCCAAGAGGATTCTAATAATTTCCTTTTTGTCTCTGCATTTGACATACAAATATAACAATTATTCAATACAAAAGTTTTATTTGCTTAATAATTTGGCTCAAATATGACAATTCGTGACGATGTTCATATGTTATTGTCACGCCTATAAACTATATTGGTATTGACTTTCAGCAAAAGCGTGACGGTATGACGATAAAAAAACCGAGTACCCATTCGTAAAAAACGACTTGTTGTATAGAGTACATATATAAGAGCATCGTCATATTGTCACGCCTCAACTGATAACAATTCCTCATATTCATTCCTCAACACTCTCCTTTTGATTGCTTTGAGCTGATTGTACGACCTACATTTGAGAATCTCATCACGAAGGAATCGTAATTTTTTCACATGAGCATTCCCACGAAGCTCATCGATATCATCCTGGATAACGGTGATGTAATACAAATCACCACTTTCAATTGCCCAATTGTGTTGATTGATATTGTGCATCACTGTTGCATGACCTCGGTTAAAATACTCACCAATCGCATGAAATGGAAGATTCAATCCCCTCAGCTCTGCCATGAGATACCTTCTCCTCATTGTCAATACCTGGTGTCGACTTATTACATCCAATCCATCTCGTTGGATGATGTGCTTGATTGCTTTTATTTTATCGTTCTTGTTCATAGTAGTTGTTTTAATATTTTGTAAAGGACATTCACTACGATTGAATTACCAGCTTGTTTGTATGCTTGTGAGTCGCTTACCTTCCAAGTAAATGTATCCGGGAAGTCCATTAGTCGAAAGCATTCTCTTGGAGTTAATCTGCGGATCCTGAATCCATCCCATAATCGTGTTGTATTATGGTGTGGTTCAGTTAAAGTAGGTGCGTTTTCTTGTACTTTTTTATTATAAGTGTCAATTGCTTTTGGTTCTCCTTTAGGTAATTCGTTTTTTGCAATAGTTTCATTCAATCGTTTGCAATTATAAATAACTGCTTGATTACATCCTGTATCTAATGTTTGTGCTACTCCTTTACCTACTCTTCCTCTTCGTGTTTCTGATGATGGCACACTAAAATTTATTGAATCACCTTCTCTTGCTTCTTCATATCCTTTGGATGTTGCTGATTTGATTTTAAGATATTCTCCATCAGTAGGATTCTTCGCGTAACCTGTAAGAACACAATTAGCAGTATTCTTTGTTTCCGCATCAGTCCATCCAATTCCACGTTCTGCCTTTGTGATTGTTCCAATTCTTTCCTCACTCAAAAAATACTTATCATCCACATCATTCTCAAGCACATTCTTCAATCGTTTAATCAAATGTTCTTCTTTTGGATACTGAAAGTGATTATCAACATCATCTCTGATTCCAATCAAGAAAACTCTCTCTCGGTTCTGAGGAACACCGTGATGCTTTGCGTTTAGAACTTTCCAATACAAGTGATATGGAACTGCATCATCGTGAGCGAACAATATCGGCAATCCATTTACTGATTTACCTCCTAACATATTCACCCATTCTTGAAATGTTTTACCTCCATCATCTGAAAGCAATCCTTTTACGTTCTCAAATATAAAAAAACGAGGTTTGTTTACTTGAATAAATTCGTGTGAGTTAAAGAATAGCACTCCTCTTTTATCGTCTTTTCCGAGACGCTTTCCAGCAAGTGAGAACGCTTGACAAGGTGGGGAAGTCATATAAATGTCAAGTGATTCGCTTGGAATCTCTCTGTCATAAACATTCGTTGGATAGTATTTCGGCTCTCCATAGTTATGGATGAATGTATCTCTAGCGTACTTATCCATATCACAAGCGAATACGGTTTCATAGTTTACCCCTAAACGTTTCAGAGCTTGGTCGAATGCACCTACACCACTGAAATCGGATCCCACTCTTAACATGGCTCAACTTTAAACTTCCCAACCACACACAATCCCTTATTTAATAATTCCGATTTCTTCCAATAGCACAGTGCTTTGGATGGGAATATCCAGGACTGAATGACTGTTTTCCCTGAGCAGTAACTTAATTTATACATAGCGTGATAATTTTAATGATTCCTAAAACTGCGACCATTGCCAAACTTATGGCAATTCCAATCATTGATGCTTCGTAGTTTTCTTTTCTTTTGTAGCTCATAACGTCTGATTAAATTTTATTTCACATATTCTTTTGTACAATTCCTCATTGAATGTACCTCTGATTGTTTCTGCGGATGACTTGGTTGTCCAAAACCTTTTCATCCTTTGCAGTTTAAATACCATACTCTTCCCAATCAA